AGCTAAGACAAATACGATTCCCACAAGCTCCCCAATCCATCGAATCAGACCGTCACGCATTACACGTGATTTATAAGGTGAAACACCTTTCCATGTTTTGAGTAAGCCTGAAACAAAGTCGAGCACCTTGACCAAAAAGTAAAATAACAACATCGTTCTAATTAATTGTGGAAGTAATTGAATCACATGAAATTCCATCTCACACCGCCCTTTTTACATAATTAAAAAGAGCCCTCGAAAGGACTCTTCGTTTTGTCGCATTTGTTTCCGATTGTTCATCTAGTTGTATAGTCTTAAAACTCCATATCCGTAGTTATTTACAACTTTCACTTTAATTCCCTTAGCTGATACAAATTCACTTTGGATAGTGGTGTTTGCATGAACATCTAATTGCTCAATCTTTTTTCCTGCCATATAACTTGGTAATTCAATGATTTTATTAATGCTCTTATGGTAATCAAATGCAAGATAGATATCTTCTCCCACCCAATACCAATACAAGCATGTAGCATCTGCATCAATTGTTTTCAATGGCACTCTAAACGCAACTGCTTCTTGGTAATCTCCTAAAGTAGCAGTACCGCCTACTTTAACGTGTGGATACATCTTCTTTGAAGAACCAGCAAAGTTGCCTGCACTTGAGTTGTTCTGACGAATAGAAGGTTTTGCTACACCGAATTGCGTATTGTATCCTAATGCCATTCCTTTGCTATAATCATCGTTAAATTGATGATAACGATAAGGTGGCTTTGTCCCATCTAACCATGTAGCTTTAGCAAATTCTAGTGTATTTGTTCCTTGTGTCACAACCGTTCCCATATCTTTACCGTCAACAATTCCAACACCTGGCACATAAGCCTTTGTTCCAACAGTCACAGATTGAACAATACCGTAAAAGCTTATGTTGGTTTGTTTCAAGAACTCGTACCCTGTCTTAACTGTTAAACTCCCATTCCTGCCATGACTAAATATATTTGTAACTGTCACCCATCCCGGTATAGTGTTATCCGATAGATTTGCTTTTGTTCCGATATGGTCTTTAAGGTACTGTTGAACGCTAGGAATGTCTAGGATGTTGTAAGTTTCGATTATGTCGAACTTATCCCCGTAGAAAGTACCATCTTCCGTAATCTCTTTCCCATCTAATACAAATTTAACACTTTTATTATTCGTGTTAGGAAACAACTGATCCTTAACGGTAGAAGCAAAAGTTATATCTGTAAGATTTGTTGCTCCACTAACATGAGTTAACGTTCCTGAAAAAGATGCTGCACTTGTATAATGAGTTGGTAAGGTTGGGTTGCCAGTGTAATCGGAGAATATTTTAAGTTTATTAGCATCGACAATATCAACAATAATGAACCTTTTTGTCCCACCAGTTAAGTTCCACACACTACCAATATCGGCATTAGTCTTACCGTGAGCAGTTGCCGTTAGTGTAATTAAATCAAAGTACCCATGATTCGCACCCATATACGATTCATTGATGTAAAGAGGTGTTATATCGTCGCCAGAGTTTTTATATAAGTCACCTGCAATTACGTTGTGTGGAGTATTTATGTCACAAGTATAAATACCTTCTAGGTTAAGACCTAGATTCATATTTGCCTTTGGATATTTCCACAGGTGATAAAGGTCTTTAGTTTCCGAAAAATTTACTCTCCCGGTAATATCAGAGCCTTTCTTTAATACGACAATATGGTTGTTTTGTAATTGCTTAAATTGATCAGGTAACGCATCTTCTCTGATTTTATAATTCTCCCACCCAAAAGTAGTATATTGAGTTCTAAGTGTACCTTCTTCCACTTGAGCAGAATCTATCAATTCGTTAAATTGTGCAGTTGTATGTGTCCAGTACGAACCACTATGCATATGCCATGCCATAAACTTTATATTCGGATCAATAATTGTGATTACTGAAACATAATACCCTTCTGAATCAACTGATTTATTAGTTCTCGTTACTTTTCCATCTGGACTTACCCACGAACCATACGCTCCTCCTGCACCTTCTACGATTGCACAAACTGCACCCGTATTAAAATTAGGAGCAGAAACTGTACCGTCATAAAAGAACACAGCCCCAATAGACCGCAGTTTTTGTGAAATAACATATGTTTTTCCAGATACGACTGGTACTAATCCCGAATATATGGCATCTGCATAGGGACTTAGAGTTGTATTTGGAGTGTATCCTACAAGTTTTCCATCTAAAGCGTTTAACTTGTTGTATTCATTCCAAGACTTATCAATGTTTAAGGTTTGTCTTAGATTTGCAGATAATTTGTCTGGTGTCACTGAATCATTCTGTGGAATTGAGAGAACATTAACCGTTGTTCCGCCTGTTATTGCAGAAATCACAGTATCTGACATATCTTCCATAGCAAGTTTTTCAGATTTTAAACGAGTTTCTGATTTTGACGCTTTATCTGCCAATTGTTCATCAACATCTATCAGTTTATCGCGCAAAACAGGGAACCCTAATCGAGCATCTTGTACTTCACTCGGTGAAGGATTCGCTATAATTAAATCATCCACACGCTTTTTCTGCGCTTGGATATCTGCATCCACATCGTTAAAGTTATCGTTCAAATTGTTTCTAAATACTCGGTCCAAAAATGAACCTAATACACGATATTTCCCCATGTTTTACCTCCTTTACAAAGTGTAGAATCGGAAGGCAAAGGAAATAGTAAAGCTTCCGGTTGCACCTGTTATCGTAAAATTGTTGTATCCTGGTGCCAAACTAATTAACTTTTTGTTAGTATCTGAGAACACTGATAAGCCATTTTTCAATGAACGTACACCCGTGAGTAGTAAAGTATCTCCAGATGCTGTTGTCTTCGTATACTGCCACACATCACCTGTAGTGGTGTTTGTGATTGTTAGGTTACTCGATGCACCTTTGAAGGTGATTTCTAATGGCATTTCACGAGGGTTAATGGTTACACCGTCAGCTGCATTGTAGATTTGAAAACTCGTAGTGCTGTGTGTGTACATAGTCTCATCTAGTGTTAACCCTTGCCCTGTTTGCCATAGTTCAGCATCGAAGGTTAAAGGATCTAGTGTGGTACCGATGGATTCTGCAAATGAAGAAGGAGAAATAAAATTCGTATTAAACTTTCCTCTGTTTGCGATTAATTGATCAGGTGAAAACCCTTCGGACTTTACCAGCCAACGTTTACCTGGTTCCCTGCTATCAATTAAATAAAAAGCTTCCCTAGAATCAAGCATACGGAAAATTTCATTTCGTAACAAAGGAAAGTCTAAAAAGTCAGCTGCTACAAATTCGAAATCTCCATAAAGCTTTCTCTCTCCGTATTCCGTACCTTGATCAATTAAACCATCTCTACCTTCAATTTCTTCCCAATAAAAACGAGGTGAAGGTGAATCCACTTTGAAATAGTTTACGGTTATATCATGTTCGCTTAGTTTATATTGAGTCCCATTTAATCTTTCAATAGTGATATCCATTATTTCACCCCACTTAACCGCAATTCAGCGTTAAAGTTATTTCCTTGAAGTAAATCAATGTAGGAGATAATAAGTCTTGTAAATTCATAACCATCAATGTATAGAGGAATTTCCACATTACCCGATGGCATCATAACTTGCCTACTTTGTGTTTCTTCTCTAACAATCTTTCTAAGATCATCAAGTGCTCCAACAAATTCAGGACGTTTTTCCCCAACCCCAATGATTTGTGGACCATAGAAAACTCCACCTTTGTCGTACCAATCCACAGATAACTTTGGTAATCCGTTCTTAATCCAATCTTTAGGGTTTAGCGAGAAATTACTAACTGAGAAATGAGGTAACTTTATTTTTGTACTGAAGTTAGAAAGGGCTGCTTTAATGTCGTCTACAAAACCAAGTACCTTTTCTTTGGCTGTTTTGATTGGAGACATGATTTTATCTCCGATCTTTCCGAAGATTCTTGCTGCATCATCCAGCATTCCATTAAAGAAGCCGGTTGTTGAAGTCCACATGCCTTTTATAGAGCTACCAACATTAGAAACGAATGTTTTTACTCCTCCAAGGATTCTACCTACGAACAACAGATTCATAAGGTTCCAGACAAACTCAATCGCACCTAAGAATAATTGTTTGATACCTTCCCACATTTTTGAGAAATCACCTGTGAAAAGACCTGCGAAAATCTTAATCAAGCCCATAATAATGTCTAAAGCGCCTGAAATAACACCTTTGATATTGCCCCAAATCATTTGAATAATGAATAATAAAACTGGTGCAATAGCGTTAAAAATTGAAGCGATTACTGACCACATGTTTTGAACGGCTGCAATGATTTGTGCTCCATTTTCATCCCAGAACGCTTTTAATTCAGCTAATGTAGATTTGATAAATCCAACAGCATCATTAAAAATTGGAAGGGCAATTTCTTTTATCGTATTGAATATCCGTAGGAAACTCTCTCCTACATTTCCTTCCCCAGAAAACAGTGTTTTTACCGTTTCAATGTAGCCAGAAACAAAACCACTCACATTTTCTTTTATACCGTTAAAAACCTCTATTATCTGGTCTTTATTCGATACAAAAACGCTTTTAACTTGTTCGAACGCTCCGTTGATCGTATTAAAGGCTGTTACTAAGAAGTTATAAGTATCTTCTGGAAGTATTTCTTTAAATGCTCCCTTTAGTCCATCCGCCTTTAATCCTGATTGGAATTTTTCTAATACCGGCAAAGCGACTTCGAGAGAACTTTTAAGCTTATCAAAGAGTGGTTTGGTTAGTTCCCCTGAAATCATCTTAAGATTATCTTTTAATGTAGACATCAATCCATTAAATGTCTGAGATTTCTTTTGCATTGCTCCGCCAAAGTTTTTCTCCATCTGTTCAAACATTAATGGGAGTACATCATCAGCTAAAAGTTTACCTTGTTGAGATAGGTTCATTACTTCTTGCTTGGTAATACCCATTCCTTCAGCAAGAAGTCCCCAACCATCAATACCGCGTTCACCTAGCTGCATCATTTCTTCAGCTTGTACTTTTCCTTTAGTTGCAATCTGTGATAATGCCCAACCTACACCTTCAAGTTCCTCTTGTCCTTTACCGGCATAGGAAACCGCATCACCTAAAGCTACTAACCGTTCTTTAAGTTGATCTCCGCCCATTCCTGCTAGTTCTAGTTGTCTCGCGACTTTATCTAGACCTTCAAACTCGAAAGGTGTTTTTGCTCCAAGTTGTTGTAACATTTCTTGTGTTTCGATTGCTTTTTGTTGGCTTTTTAATAGACCTTCCCATGCTATCAGTGAGTCTTCTAGTAAAGCATTATAAGAAACTCCAACTTTGCCTGTGATGCCAGCCAATGTAACTAAAGCAGTGCCGGCCGCAGCTGCACCAGCTGCAATTGCTCCCATAGCCATAGAAGCAGACCTTTGTACACCACCCATTGCAGAAGCTACAGCCTTGCTTGCTTTATCTTTCGCTGAGAGTATGATCTCGACAGTGTTTTTTGCTGCCAATTACCTCACCCCCTTCTGTTGTTTCGCTTGATATTCGTTCATAATCCCTTGAATAAGTTCAAATGCTTCAGTGTAAATAGCTGGTTGATCCATATAACCACCTTCAAAGGGTAGACAATGAAACTCCTTACACATCACGAACAGTTTTAAGTATTCATTAGAAAAAGAGCCGCCTCCCATCATTCGGGAAACGGCTGTAATTAGTTTTTTTCCTCACCTGGAGATAACTTGTTCATCTCCTGGACTTTCTGCATTAATATATCGAATATTTCTTCATCAAGCTCTTGAACAGTTTCTTCATTGATTGGAGTATCGGTATCACTCCATGTCTTAACGGCTTTTGATAAAAGAAAATATTCTGCTTGGTGGGTTTTATTTAGGATAGATTCTAGATCGATGTTTGTAGGAATTTCTTCTTCTTTTGCATTCTTTAATTGTTCAGCGTTTACGTCTCCTAAATCTTTTAACAAGCTACTCATCATAGCTTGATACTGATTCTTGGCACCTTTTGAGAGGAGTTTAAGCTCTGCCCATCCACCAACAAACTCCACTTTCTCTGTTTTACTTGAAAAAGCCATAAAAACCCTCCTAATAGCTAGCTTTAGAGTTTACTAATGTAATCTTCATTCCGAATAAACTTGCTGGATCATACTTTGCGGAACCAGATACCTGAGCCGTTACTGCTCCTGTCCCACCCACATTAATTGGGAATGAACCAAAACGAAGCTTCGGAACGTCTATAGTTAGCTTGTAATTATGTTCACCGCTAATAACTGCACCGGTTAATTCAACCTTTGCTGGTATCTCATTTTGTGCTCTAAATTTGTTGTACTCAGTTAAGTCCTTAAGCTCTAATGTGAATGAAATAGGGAACGTTCTAGGACCGTTTCTAAGAACACGTGACACTTCTCTAGTGCCATCAAGGGTAGCTCTAGCTTCTAGATTATTATTTACACCAAATTCAATTGTGGAAAGGTCTGTGTTGGCTACACCATCGATAGTTATTGCAGATTGATTCCACATGAATGGTTTAGTTGCTTCTAAGCTAGGTGTAGTCTTCGAAATTAAAGCTAAACTCTTAGCAATAATTGCAGCTGTAACTTGCATAATTTTAGTGTCGGTTCCGAATGAAAAGGTTAAGTCATTAATTACTGAACCTGCATATTGCCAAGCTTGAGCGAAATCACGATGAACTTCATAAGTGTAAGGAGGCAATGCACAAACAGCTGAGAAGTTGTCTTGTGCTGGTGTGAATACGTGTTGATATACTCCTGTAGCTAACAGTGTGGTTGTTGGTGCTCCAAATGCAGAGCGTAATAAGTGTCCAACTGAGTTTGGATAAACATCTGCTGAGATATCGCCTGCGATATTGTGCAAGCCTTCATGTGATTCTGCTTCATCCACAATACCCATAATGTTTTCAGAAACTACTTGTTCAATTTCCTCATTTAAACTCTCAGAAGCAAAACGGATATAATCCTCGGCTGCTACCGCTGTACCGTAAGTTGTTTCTTTTCCTAAACCAACATGAGCTCTAACTCCAAACGGCATTACTCATCACCATCTTTCTCTGTTTTCTCACGAAAAAGCCCGGTTTCCAGAAGAGATTTATCAAAATCTACTTCGTCACCGGGCTTGTACACTCCAAAGTTAGGAATTATCTTTTCATATTCACCTGTAAAAATTAATTTCTTCTTTTTGGCCATGTAAGGATCC